CCTGTTCCTAATTGTTGAACTTTCAAATCAGATTTTTTGTTAGTTGGCAAATTTTGTCCTGCCTTTGGTTTAGGGTCATACTCATTACGATTCCCTTCCATGTCAGATCTGTCATTTGCATTCTGAATCTGTTGATTGTTCACCATATCATTTGGTGATGCTGGTCCCGGCTGTGGAGCTGGAGCCTGTTTCATTGGTGGTGGGGTATATCCACCGCCTCCTCCTAAACACATAACTATTTCCTATGGGGTATTGACACCGCCACTTGGTGTGTCAGGTAATGATGCTGGATTAATAGCTCCAAAGGTTTTAACACCTTCTTTAACTTTCTTAATCTCGAGAGCTTTCTTTTTCTTTGTTGATAGTTTATCCTCATCACCTTGTTCATCCTTAATTTTTTCAGGACTCACCATCTCGGCTGGAGGTGCAGCTGCTTTCATCGTTGGAGCAACTTGCTGTCTTTGTGGTTGAGCTGGTTGTGATCTACGACCGCCACCAAATAATCCGCCTACGCACATTATTCTTCTTCCTTTATTAGTTGTTTTATATATTCGACCACGCTGGCTTGACCAGCACGGTACATTATGGAGGCTAGTTCCTCCTTGGGGTGGACGGGTTGCCATTGGAAATTATCTTCCACTTTCTTTAGCAACTCCTCCACTCGTTCGTTGTGTAACTTAAGAGTATTGAGGGAGATTGACATTAGAATGTTCAAAGAACGCTGGCATCCTGCCGGCTTGTGTCTCAGAAAGCTGTGGAGCTTTACCTTCATACATAAGTCGGTCGCTGGAATCCAGCCAAAATTTTTTGTCCAGATATCTATCAGGACTGTTGCCTAAGGGTTGAAATATCCAGTTAATAGTTGCTTTCCGAAGCTTGTCCAAAGAATTACTAGGAACAAGACCCAGCTCAGTACATACAAGACTATTTGTCGCAACGTGGATCTGTTCATCTCTGGATATATCAGCTGATACTGTTCTGAGAGCAGCGTCACCAGTAAAGCGAAAGAAAGGAAGTAGAACAAAGAATATAGCTCGTTCTGCAACCAAGGCTTTTGTGATAGTATGGTCTGGGTGTTCAATCCAAGCATCTCTTAACCTCATAGCTTCGTTTTCTGATTTAGCATCTACACCATGTGCATCAACTATATATTGTAGAGCTTGATCGTGACGTATCTCGTCTACAACATTATCTATTAGTAATGTTCTAGCGTTTTCGGGAACGTTCTTTTCAAGACCTTCTTTAATGAACTCACCGACAGGTAACTCCATATGACGTATTGCGAGGCAACGTCTGATGGCTTCTTCGGCTCCGTTCTTAAAGACACCAGCCTTTGGCTTGACTGGCGTCCATTTTCTTTTCCTACTAAGGAGTTTATCATAAGGGTTCGTTTTCATTATTCTTGGCAATCGCAGTTGATAGGATCATTTAAAATGTCTTTCAAGTAATCATCAACTTCGTCTTGATCAAGAGCAGCGTAAGCGTCTGTCTTATCTTGCGTGTTTCCCATTACCTGTAAAGAGTAGTAAAGGGAGGTTTGAGGTGAATTTAACCACTCTTCAACGAACGCATTGTCGTAGGTTACAACATCACTCCAAGAGTTGAAGCTGTAGCCATGAAGAAGTCCCGTAGCATCGAGTAATTTTACAATACCATCGGTGACACGTTTGTAAACGTCCCATCCAACCCTTGAAGCGATCTCGACATCGCCGTAAGAAACTCTTTCCACACCAAAGGTGCCAGAGTCACGGTCTACACTCCTCGCTATCGGAGGTGCAATTTCTGGAGTACATGTAAATCCTTTTACATCTCTACTCTTATAAGAACAAGAAGCTGTCGGAGCTATAGCGAAAGCTCGTGCCATATTATTGTGACGAGCTATGTGTGCAGCTCCACCTATGGCTAGTTCTAATTGTTCAACAATATGGAATGCAACTTGGCTGCATTGTTTTCCTTCTAACGCATTGGCAAAATCTGCATACGTTACCTCATTATTGTTTAAGAAGTTGGCGAGTCCAAGAACCCCCAGTCCAACTTGTCTGTCTGTTTTGCTGGGGAGGTACTCTCCACTAGCTTCAATATTTGTTCTCCCATGGAGATCGCACAAGCTCGACATACCTGAAGCGAAAGCTTTTTGCAAGTCTTCGATTTGACAGGCACCGAGATTGACGTGTTGCAGGAGGCAAGTTCCTCGTGAGGGCAAATATACCTCCAAGCAAACATTACCTCGGATTCGGTTGTTGTTTTTGTCATGTTTTATTTTGTTGAGCCAAATGTCCCCTTTGGCAATTCCTTTAAGAATTGATTCTTTAACTCGGGAGTTACTATTGGTCCATTTTTCTCTATCGACGTTAACACATCGCTTAATCCATTGGAGTTCTTCTCTGGGCGTTTGCACGAACTCAAGAATATCGGCATGATCAATGTCAAGGTGAGCAACAACGGCACCGTTTTTAAAGTGACCACCCCTTCGTAATGTTTCATTTAAACTAGAATAAATTTTTGCAAATGATACTGGTCCACTGGCTACTAAACCTCTACCATTCTCGTGACCTCTAGGTCTGATCTTTGATAAGTGGACTGCTACTCCTGCTCCGTATCTGAGAGCATGAGAGACGAACCTCCAGCTGGCTTCTATACCGTCTGGACCTTCCATTGTGTCCTCGACGACGAATACAGTACATGAAACTGGTAGGCGTGATTCTGGGTTATCCAGCCAAGACTGGACCCGACCAGTACGGGAGATTAGTTCTGTTGTCATATTAAAATACCGAACATAGCATGTGGCTCTTTTGGCCAGCTTTCTACTACATTCATTAGAGAATTACTTAAGATAAAATTTTGTTTTTGTAGTGCTAAGAAGACAGTAATAATATCTTCTTTTCTTACACTATCCTTGCTTAGTTTGTCGGCTATCAGCCTCATCTTTAGATCCTGCTCCGTCGTCAACTTTGTAATCGGAGGAGGGGGACCATAGTTTAGGTTCTTTTCTTTGGAAGTCATAATCGTCAGCGGTTAGTATTCGTGCCAGTCTAGCATTAGTCAGGGCGTCTTCTTCTGTCATACCTTTTTCTTCAAAGGTCTCCACTACGGCTTTCCAAGTGTACCCCTTTTCTGCAAAAATTTTTTCGGCTCTTTTTATGCCGATTGTAGGCACTCCAGCATATCCGTCCGTGTTATCACCTGCCATAGTTTGAAGTAAGTGCCATTTTGCACCTTCTTCTGCAGTTATTGTGAACACATCGTCAAAATTGTACAGCTGACCCGGGATCTGTTTCATATCCTTATCTGGCGAAACGATTATGTTTCCGGGAAATTTTGTGGCGTAAATACCAAGTGCATCATCTCCTTCTAACAAAGGTTTCTTGATGACCTTATACTCTTTTCCAAGAGCATTGATTATACGTTTGTATCCGCAAGGTTTCTTACGATTACGATGTCCTTTATAAGATGGAAAGATTTGTTTCCTGAAGTTTACACTATCTGAGAAGAACAATATCGTAGTTGAGAAATCACCTAGTTTCTGTTCGATCCTAGTTATTTCACGCTTTGCGGCGTTGTATGCATCAGTAAAATTACTTGTAACGAGTATAACATCATTACCAAAGTCTACTTCACTTTCTGCTGCGGCACATGACTTATATACAATATAGTCTGCGTCAATTAAAATTTTCATACATTAGTGGGTATCCGCCCAAGTCAGTCCATCTTTAGCTTCAGCAGCTATAGAAATCCTCATATTGTAGTACTCACCTGCTTCAGTAGCAGATAGTTCTAATATGGACTTGAGATCTTCGACGTGTTTTGGATTGCACTCAAACTGTAGTTCGTCGTGAATGAATGCAAGTTGATGGCAATCTAAGGACATATCCTCTATATGTCTGTGTGCTCCGACCATCCATCTCTTGGCGATAACCGCTGCTCCTCCCTGTAAGAGGTAGTTGAGAAACTTATGCCCTTTGTCCACGCTGATACGACGACCGTCGATGGCGTTTGCATAACCTCTATCACTACACTTTTTACAAGCCTGTAACAGCTCCGCAAGACCCGGAATGGCATCAACATAAGCTTTACGAATCTCCTTTCCTTTCTTCCTAGCGGATTCTTCGGATAGTAACTGATCATAAGAGTGTCCTAATTTGATATCACCGCAACCATATAAAAAGGCGTAGGTAACTGTCTTGACTTGACGTCTAGTTATACCTATCTTATCGGCATTGGTTTGGTGTATGTCGCCTGTTGTAAGAATCTCTGCATACCTACCGCCGTCGTATCTGGCTAGATAGTGAGCGAGCATGCGTAGTTCTATACCCGATAAGTCAGCTGCGACCATGCGTTGACCGGGTGTAGCTATAAATAAACGTCTGAATCGTTCATCACTTGGAACTTGTCCAAGATTGGGTGTACGATGATGACATCGAAATGTAGCTGTGTTTGTAGCACAGTAGTGATGAATCCTAGACTTCGTACATAGCTTCTGCCATGCGTTCACGCCTTCGGATATCATCCCTAACTGCTTCGTCAGATCCAGTAGTGTCAGAAATTTGAGAGCTATATCCGTCCCAATCTCTCTGAGTACTGTCTCGTCGATTACTGCTTTGCCTGTAGATGTCAGCAATTCGGGCGTCCAACCACAGTGTATTTGTAAGATCCATGATATATGATCCCGTGATACAGGATTAAACTCCTTTAGTCTTGTAAATGTACTTCCTTCAATATATCCTTGTTTGCCATTATTTCGTTTAGGAGTAAATTCCGCTCCTGCGACGTAAGG